AACAGAACTATTACCAATACCAACAGATTGACCAATACTAATTCTTGCCTCGCCAGTATTACTTAAGACCTCAACAGTTGTAGTTCCGTTCTTACGAACTTGAATTTCTGATGTCGGATTTGCGGTTCCAACTCCAATTCTGCCAGCATTAGTTGCGGTGAATCCAGTTCCACCAGTGCCAACATTCAGAGTATTTGCGATTGTTGTGACACCAACTGGAGACTGAATAACCTCAATCGTATCAGTGATTATTCTGGTCGCAGTAATAACACCAACATTAATATTTGGAGTTCCTGTTAATGAAGAAGCACTTTGTGCGATTCCAGTTAAATTACCAGTTACATTTCCTGTTAGATTTCCAACAAATCCACTAGTCGCAGTAATAACACCAGATACACTGATGTTTGATGGAAGTTTGGCATTATTAATAGTTGGAAGGAACGTATTTAGAATCGTTCCGTTTGTAATATTATCTGCGTTTAGATTGGTAATATCTGTTCCAAACCCGACAAAGGCATATGCTGTAACGACTCCAGATGCCCTTACATCGCCTGTTGAATTGAATCCTACTCCTCTACCACTGGTGTTTGGATTAGCACCAATCTGGAAGGTATTACGGGGGTCTGTGGTGCCTACTCCAACATTACCAGCGGCATAAATTGATGTAAAACCAAGACCAACATCAATATCAACCCATTGTGATGTTGGAAGATTAGAAAGAGTTGCACCATTACCATAAAAAGCAGTGGCTGTAATCACACCACTGCTTGCCGAAGCACTAATATTATTACCAACACGAAGTTCTGTGGTTGTTGATACTCCAGTTACAAATAGGTCAACAGATGTGACAACTCCTACAGAACGAATATCTCCATTTACATCTAATTTTAGAGTTGGGACTGTGCTGCCAATTCCAACTCTGCCACCACGAACTACGAGATCGTCATCATCAACTTGGACCCCATCCCTAAAATTAAAAGTCTTTCTAATATTAGACATCTTGGTTTTTTAGTTATTTATCGTTCAGTTTTTGTTGGAGTTCATCAACTTTATGAGAAAGTTCCTTAATTGCCTCAATCAGAAGTGGTGTGATCTTTTCATACTGGACTGCCTTAAATCCATTCTCTCTTGTCGTAACAATCTCTGGAAGAACCTTCTCAATTTCTTGTGCGATGACACCAATGTCTCTACCAGTATGTGAGGACTGATCATTCCAATCAAAACTGTTTCCACTGATAGAAAGAACTTTCGCAAGTGGATCTTCAATTGGAGTGATGTTGTCCTTCAGTCTTTCATCAGAACTGAAGAATGCGGTAATATCATCTGTGACACTTAAGATGCCTGTAATAACGGTATTGTCATTAATATTCAGTTGTCCGCCATTACTATCAAGTGTAAGTTGACCAGTTGAAGTATCAATGGTATTGTTGGCAGCAACACCAATTCTGATGTTGTCAATTGTTGCTCCACCGTTTGCATCAAGAAGTCCAGTGATTGTGGTTACACCAGTAAGTGTTGAGTTTCCAGTTACGGCAAATGTTCCTGCGACAGCAACATTAGCACCAACATTTAGATTCTTCTCAATCCCAACTCCACCTTCAATAACCAGAGCACCAGTGTCTTTGTTTGTTGAATTCGTTGTATTTGTGATTTCAACAGTGTTGTTGACTTTTAATGAGCCATTGATGATGGTGGCGTCATTAATCTTAACCTCCTTATTAAGAGTTACTGGTCCATCAAATTGTGACAGAACTGTACCAGAGTTTCCGCCTTCAACAATCAGTCTTTCTTTAACAACAATTTCATCAAATACAACAGATAGTCTAGAAGGATCTTGACCAGTGATTGTTGGGGTAGGAATATCAAAGGTCTTTTGCTCACCAGAAGAAGATGAATACTTGGTATTACCGATGAAGAAGTCTCCATCACTGTTCATACCAGTATAGACAACGGTTCCACAAGATCTTTCTTGCGACTGAACCAAGAAGTCTTCTCTTTCCGTGAGAGTCTTGACTTGAACCTGTGGCAGACCAGTTGAGTAGTTTCCAGGTCCATAACCAAGATATTCAAATGTGTGACCAGAAGCACGAATAATAGATGGTCTACGGAATTCAACGGCAAGTGGTTTGATCTTTCTGATCAGTGATCCACCAGAATGATTTTGTTTTGTGGTTCCTAGAACACCACGAATAACTGTAATTTCATTGAGTCCAGCTCCAGACAATGTAGAACTGGTGACTCTCATCATCTCGTTGTCAATTTGGATATAAGATCCGAGAGGGAATCTTGCTACGGTTCCGATGCCAGAATTGGTTGCCTGAACATGGAAAGTCGTATCGTTAGTAACATTTGACAGCAGAGTTAAAGTTTCACCACCATAGAATGATAAACCACGAGCACCCAGATTTTCGGTTGAAGCATCCGAAGTTGCATTCGCAGCAGACATTCCATGTCTTAATACATGTACAGGAGACAGGGAAACATTTGTAGTTGCGGTAAATGTATTGACGCCAACTCTTTCCTTAACTACAAAGTCGCCAATATTATTGTTGGAAGTATCAAGAACTCTGAACTTGTTTCCAGAAACCAGAGCATGTCCAGAGGAACAATTGAATGTTGTGATTCCACTTACAGAATCATATGAACTTGTAGAAACACGAATTGATGGTCCAAGATTGATTACATACTGATTTGTTGTAATTCTTGGATCTCCATTTGTGATCGCAATCGCAACTTGTGTTGTGGAAGGAACCGACGAGATTCTGTAGTAACCATCGGAAGTTGTTCCAATACCTGTAACTTGAAGTACATCACCAATGTTGGTAGAAATACCTGATGATGAAATTGTTACTCCAGCACCAGTTCCACCACCGATCAGTGAAGTGTCAAAGTCAAGTTCTTCACCATTCGCATATCCAGAACCACCGTCAATTATATCTGCTGATTTGATACTTCCACCAGAAATGGTAACTTTTGCGGTGGCACCATCCCAATTGCTGGTTCCATTATTAAACAGTTTAACATTATAGAAAGTTCCGTTTGTATATCCAGAACCACCTGTCAGAGCACTATATGTTATAATACCACTAAATCCGTGCTCTCTTTCAAAAGTAATTGTGGCAATACCAGCAGTTGCCGATGTGAAGGATGTGCTAACACCAGAAACTTTAAGACCAATACCAAGATCTTGAAGGAACTTATCAGTTGCTTCTCTGGTAATGCTCTTTTTAAGATCGTTTGTAGATACATCGCCAAGAGGACTTCTCTTTGCGAAAGTCTTTGCCGCTGGTGGGTTGTCATGAACATTATCCTTATCAAGTTGTGGGTAAAGATCTACAACATTTTGGCTGTACTTTAGACCAGTGAACTCTGTTGGAATGGCATTATCAGCTTTCAGAACATAAAGGTGGTAGATGCCATCTTGAGTGTTGTAGATATAAGGTGTGATGACCTCATTTCTATAAATGTAGTAATTTGATTTTAGATCATTTCTCTCAAATCTTGGGAGTGATGTATTTCTTGTAGATACATCATTGGTGAATGTTCCTACACTATGAGTAATTCCATTTACATCAGTGGTTGAATATTGGAATCTCTTATCATCAATAACCGCAGTGACTTCAAATGTTCCGTTATATCCAACATTAATGGTTCCAGAAGTATTCGTAGTGCTGGTTACATTACGGACGATTACATTATCACCAACATTTAGATTGTGTGGTAGTTCCGCCAGAACTGTTACTGTATTTGAAGATACTGAACAGGTGCTAATGAATCTTGGATTTTTATTATATGCGTAATCAGTTTCACTAATTGATGTGAGTGTGAAATCTGAATTAGTTCTGGCACCAGTGCTGCTGGATTCCTGAATGATAAATCCTTCATTAGGATTTTTTGCGTTGACAGATTCTTTTGGAATTACAACACGAATCTTGTATAGTTTTTCATCAAGAGATCTTGGATCATCTTTTCTTCTGACATAAGAAACATTTGTTCTTTCTGTAAGATTCGCAACACCTTGACTAGAAAGAGCACTATAGATTTGGTTTGATGATGGAACTTTAACAAACCAGTTTGTATTTGTAGAGTCCCACTGAATTGGAGAACCAATGTCTCCAGCATCTTTATCAGATACTCTACTTACAATTCTTAATTTTGAACCACCATAAACAGTAACTGCGGATCCATTTTCTGCGTTTGTTTGTGATGATGCTAATTTAATTTCTGTTGAAGATTGACGAATCGCATAATAAATTGTATTGTCAAGAACATTTTCTGGTAGGTCACCATCGTCACTTAAGATGCGAATCTTTTCACCAGTTTGAATCTGATGAGTTCCAAGCGTAAAGATGTTTGAGGATGGTCCAGAAAGGACTGGATAATTCTTTTCACCTACACTTGAACCTTGTGCGATTGTTGTTCCAGATCCAAGAACATTATCAAGCATATTGATGGATGCTTCACTTGTTCCAGATCCGATTTGGACATAAACTTTATCATTTTCTCTCGCACCAATTCTGTAACCCTGAATGATAATTGGTGGAGCATCATCCTGATCATCATACCCAAAGATGTACAGATGACTAGAAATACCAACGGATGTTGTAAGACCAACATCAAATGACAACCAATCAATATTAACTTCAGACTCTACATTTGCCTTTGGTGTAATGACTGAAGTTACATAGGCATTATTATCTTTGGCAAATGCTTCTTTCTTAAATCCATCTGCTGCCAGTGAAATCTGACCAAAGTTAGAGTTGGAGTTAGTGATAGATCCATCACCACCAGATTCGGCATCAAAGTGCTTGTTAAATCCGATTGCGAAAACAGAAACGATCTGAACAAACGCATCATTTGTGATCTTAATATGACTCGTTTCCCATCCGTGCCTATAAATGGCACCAGCATCTAGGTGATAAACTGTTGCTGGATCAAGAGAAGATGCCTGTGTTGTCAGAGAGGCACCCTTCGCAAGAGATACTGTAATACCATCATAAAGTCTTGATGATTGGTTATATTTTACAAACGCACGGTCATCTTTTTGTAGAGAAACAGCGGTAAACTGTGCGACAACCATTGAACGGAAACCTGATGCTTTCGCACCATCGGCAAGCATTCCGTTCATACCCCATACAGAACGAAGGGAGATGTTGAAGATATAAGGAGAGGCACCAGATACGGTGTCAGTTTCAATCGTTACTGTTCCAGAGGCAACAGATGGGGAAGCAGGAAGATTATCTCTTACAAAAGGTAGAAGATATGTAAATTGAGTTGTGCTGATTACATTCTGAACCTTTGTTGAAATATTATAATCAATTGTGCTGATTCCATTAATCTTAATCGGAGTTCCAGCAGTCAGTCCGTGTGCCGAACTTGTAGTAACCGTGATGATAGTTCCTGGAGTTGATCCATCTCCAGAAATAATATTTGAAATATTGACGGGATCAGGAGCAAAGGCACCAACAATTTCCCATTCTGGACGCTGTTTTGCGAATCCAAGTGGTTCACCAGGATACTTTTGATCAACATCTCTACCAGACGCAGTGTTAAATGCGTTTGATAGTTTGCTATAATACATGTCAAGATCGGTAATCGCATATCCTTGTGGGACATTGACACCATCGGCATATTCAAAACAAGTCAGTTTATGGTGAGAGAAGTTAGGAACTGATTGATTGTTTGAAGAGAAGTCCGCATCATCTGTATAAACTAGACCAGACTCATCACCATCAAAGATAGAAAACTGCCAGAAGTAACAGGCACCGGTGATTCTAAAGATTGCCGAATTTGCTACACCAGTATCAGTTGGGTTTGGAACATACTTTGGACGAATCTTGGTCTTTCTTAAGTCTAGACCAACGATTGAAGTACCTCTAGGAACAACAACACCACCATTGATACTGTTGAACTTATAGAGAATGTTGTCGTTTTGTGTTAAATCAAAGTTGGATGATAATGTAAGAGTCAGAGTATCTTGTGCTGCTGTCTCTGCTCCTGATGGTGATACTGCCGTCGCAACGCCACCTACATCTTTAATCGCAAAACCAGGTCTATTATCTACTACATGCTGACCAGGAAACAGAAGAATTGTTGTCTTCTCTGTAATATCGTTATTACTTCCTCTTAAGTATGAGAATCTTGCCGACTCAACAAGAGCTCTTTGAATTGTCTTAAATGGTTGGGTTAGGGAGTTACCCTGATTTGAAATACTATCAGTAGCATCAATATCATTTGGGTTAACATAGAGAATTCTTCCCTCTGTGTTCTTAACAAAATTCTCTAACTTGTTGAGTGGCAAAGTTCTGTCCTCTTCTTACGCTCTTCTATCCTTTATTTATCCCATTAAATCTTCCTCATCTTGATAAAATTCTAGTTCATCAGGCATATCTTCTGGATTTTCTAATTCTATCGGAAACATACAAGGATGTGCTTCCTCGTCTATAAGATAGAAAGAACTTCTGTATAAATCTTCTGGTTCATATGACCTTTCTTTATCTGCTAATCTTTTAAGGTCATCATCTTCCAAGTGCCCATCTGGTAGTTCATCAAATGTAAATGGGACTTGATTGATAAAATACATCTTCACTATCATACTGCCATCGTTATACCAACAGTACGCAGTATCTATTCTATAAGACATAGGGTTCACTCCCGTATCTTATATTTATTTTTATAGCGGTGATGGGATTCGAACCCATACTGTCGAAATTTTAAGTTTCGTGCCTGCTGCCAGTTGGGCTACACCGCCAATGAGACCATTATAACTCAAAGAGTGCTAATGGTCAATGCAGGTTGCGAGGATCGAACTCGCCTTCGCGGAATTATGAGTTCCGAGCATTCTACCAGATTGCTAAACCTGCTTTATGTAATTGGGAAGAACAATGCTCTTCCCATACGACGCTACGGAAGATACCCGTAGTAGAAGTTGGCGTCTTTCTAGGCTATCTGCCTAACGACTACCAATAGGAGTACTGGGGATTGAACCCAGACTACCCCGTTATAAGCAGGGCGCTCTAACCATTAAGCTATACTCCCAAGATGAACTTACTGAGCTTCGTTATTTTGCTCTGTGTGTATTCGTATAAGTTCATCATCTGCTGGTATCATAACTGCTGCTTTACCGTCTTCTCCAATGATGCCAATGTGCTCTCCGTTTTCTACTCTTTCCAAGAGAGCATCAAAGTTTTCTTCCCACTCTTTCAAGGTAAATACTTCCATTTTTGTTTAATATTTAGTTATGTCACTCACCATATACTGCCAGGTCAGCATACTCAATTTGGTCGGGTTCAAGGTTGGCAGTAACTACATCCAGGACATTCATAAACTCTTGAACAGTTTCGCACTCAACAAGTTTTTCATTGCCTTCGTCACTGATGAGAAGGAAGGAGCGAGTACAAACATCAATCACAATGCCCAGAACAGATTCTTGTGCGGTGCTCATCAGGTGTTCCGTTGATTACCCCCATATTATAGGGCGTCTGGGTCCTGGTGTCAAGGGTGCCAGTTGGAAAAGTGTCACCACTTTTTGACTGGGCAACTAGATCCACTAAGTCTTACCTTAATAGGCATAAAACACCCACACTTCTTACACTGCCTAGTTGGTTTGAAGAAATGTTCGCATTGTAAGCAAAGTTTCATTCGGTCAATTGCTGGACGATTATCATCAAGTTGAATTTGTTCATTATCCATTTAATTCAGCCTCCGCTTGTGCAACAATATCTTCCGGATCAAAAAGAAGATTGTTTATTAACTCATTAAGAGAATATCTTGGATCAGAAATGAACTGATGAAATTTTATATAAAGAGCATCTTTAAGTCTATTATCTCCATTTTCGGAATAATATTGTGCCGCTACTAAAATATCAAGTGGATTTGCAAGACCAAATTCTATTCTATTTGGGGTTGGTACTGGAGTTTGTTCCGATCCAAAAGATTCTTGAGGAATTCCATTTTCAACTACAGGTCCAGTTTGTGAAAAAGTTTCAGGAATAGACAAGACTGTGGAATTTCTTTCTTCACCAACAGAAATATTTGAATTTATCAAGGTTTCTGGATCAGGCAAAAAATCTTTATCGTATTTTGAAACAGCATCATCAACTTCTTCCGCTGTTGCGTGTGGATGAATTGGAACTACTGCCCATGACTTATCTTCAAACTCAACCCGAATTTGTCCGGGAAGTACTTCTTTAATAGTATACTTCATTTCTTATTAATAAAGGTGCAAATATTTATCCTATTCTACCATTTCTTGTGCCATTTGCAATCCATGTTACATTTCCATTATTAACGATATAAAATCCTGCTAATCCACCACCAGATCCACCTGCTCCAGATCCACTGTTACCATTTGAACCAGTGTTTCCTGTGTTACCACTATTTCCATAAGAACCGCCAGTTCCACCAGTTCCACCAGTACCAGCATTGGTGCCACCTGCGTCTCCAGCACTTCCTGAAGCAGCAGCACCATCATACCCCTGTCCTCTTCCACCACTACCACCGGCACCACCACTGGTTGAGACATTATAACTATAAGATTCGTTTCTATAGCAACAATTGCACTCTCCTCTACCTGCGGCTTCAATAGTCCAACAAGGACATCCACAACCTCCTTGACCTGGTATTAAATAACACCCTACAGAACAATAAGAACCATCACCAAAAGCTTGAACACAAGCGTTTTGGCATAATTGATAATATGGTCCACTACTGTATCTTACACCAGAATATCCTTTGTAAACATTATTAGTTCCAGATACAGTATAATACCCAGCACCACCGGTACCACCTTGTCCTCCACCTCCACCACCAGAGGAGATAGTGCCGCGATTATCAATGAAAATATTGGAAGCACCAGCATTGATAGCATTTCCACCAGTACCACTATTTGCGGCACCACCAGCACCTAGAATAGATCCTTGATTTACCAAAAGTATTCTTCCACCAAATCCTGATGGAATGTTTAAAGCATAATTTCCTGTGGTTGTGGCACCAATAGTAACTCCACTAGCAATAATAATTCTTTTATTAATACCAGCAGAATACTTGCTAGAACCAAATAGTGTTTGTAAATTTAAATTTTCTTGATTGCTGGTTATGTGGTAAACCAACTCAGAAGATAATAGATGAGGACCAGCAGCTACAGTCATATTTTACAATAATCCAGAACCAGTAATTAGAAACTCGTTACTTGCTACACATAAAACGGTTGCCAAACCTCTTTGCTGTAGCGTTCTATTGCCAGTATCAGAAGTTCCAGGAAGTCTTAATGTTGTAGAAGCACCTTGTGTGATTGTTTGCGAAGAAGCGGAGTTGTTGTAAATTAATACAGTATCTCCTGCCGTAAAAGTACCAGAAGGAACAGTAACTCCTCCTGTAGTTATACTTATAATAGATCCAACATCAGATGCTGCAAGAATATATGCGTTTGTTTTAGCAACAACATCAAATGTTTGTTTTACTTCTTGCCAGGTATTGTCTCCTCTTAAGAAAGTTGTAGAATCTCTTGTTCCACTAGTTCCAAGTCTGTCAACACCAACTGTTCCAGAAGAAAGATTGGAAGCATTTAAACTAGATAATGATGCTCCAGATCCACTAAATGTGCCAGCAGAGAGCGTATTGCTACTAGGATTGTAAGTTAAATCAGTATCAACCCGAATATTATCAATTCCAGAAGTGTTCCCCACAAATGTTATCTTCCGAGATGCATCTGTATTTTCGGAAGTAATACTTACTGATGTTGCTGCTCCTACGGCAGCAGATGATTGACTTATCCATTCAACTGTATTTGAACCAGTAGACGCTAAAATTTGACCAGAACTTCCCGTTCCATCATTTCTATCACGAACAGCACCAGATAATTTTATATCACTTGTAAATGTAGATACTCCAGAAGTTACGATTAAACCTCCACTAGTAATTCTAACTCCTGTTCTTGCCGTAACTAATCCTACCGAATCAATATTTGTTACATCTTCGTATGTTAAAGTTCCACCAATACTTACATTACCGCTGAATATTGCTGATGTTGCTGTAATTGTACCAGCACTAAAGTTTCCAGAACTATCTCTAGAAACAATCGTAGACCCAGTGTTAGAGCTGGTAGCATTTGATGTTACCGTAAATGTTTGTCCAGAAGAACCATTATAAGTTGCCGAACCTGACAATCCAGTTCCTGAAACTCCCAGACTCAGAGAATTTAAATTACTACCAAGAGAAATTCCAGATATTGTTGAGTTACTTAGGGCACTATTTGGAATATTTGTAAATGTATTTGCAGCACCACTTATAGATTTATTAGTAAGTACTTCGCTTCCAGCAAGTGTGGCAAAATCATTATCAGTTAAAGCAGCATTGAATTGTGCTGTTGTTCCTGTGATTGTATTACCACCTAGTGTGATTGTTTTATTTGTAACACTGGTTGTTCCGGAACTTACAAAAACATTTACTGCTCTTTGAGTTGGTATAAAATTATCTGATGGTGCGGATCCACCCATTTGAGTGTCATTAACCGCACCAGTAATAATCAAGTTTGTATTTCCAGAAGTGAAATTAATTCTATCAATCTGAGCAATCGGAATTGGGGTCGTAAATTGAACTTCACCTGTATTGTTTTTAAGAACAACAAAGTTTCCTACTTTGAAATCACCAAGTTCGTTTGTTCCTGAAGTGTAGACCTGTCCATAATCTTCCTCCACTTGTTCATTTTCTACCCTTGTGAATCCTCCATTTTTTGGAAGTGCATCATAATTGGTTCCAGATCCAGCATATTCCCAAGTATGAGATGATGAGTTAACAACTGATGGTCTTAATTGGCGAACACTAATATTATTAAAACTTGAGTATTGTGTATAAGATCCACTAAAGTGTTCATCTAATCTAGGAGAAATAGCGACATCATATGCTGTTCTACTTTCTCCACCATAAGTGATAGTTTTAGAATCAGAAACTTTTCTAATTTGGAATTCTGTTCCAGAGTGTGTAAAATTAGTTTCTCCAGTACCATATCCAAATCTTAGTAGGTTATTGATATTTGGTTTTTGTAGTTCGTCACCATTTGCGTTATCAACAATCGTTACAATAGATTGAGACCCTGCAATTGTGGTTGCCGCTCCAGCAATCGTAATCCTATCAGTGCTTCCAGCACCAGTAGAACTAGCACAGGCAAAACTAATGATTCCAGTATCTTGCGAATAAACATTAGTAACAGGAGAATATCCTACAGATCTTAAGGCATTAATTCCAAAATTTGTTGCCGAGTTTGTGACAGAGGCATATCCACCATTTTCACATAAAATATTATCAGTATTAAAAATTCCAAAGACATTAACAATCTGAGCATACGCACAATTATCAATATGGATGCCAATGCCAGGTGTGATTATTGATAATAAGGCAAAAACCATAGACTCAAGGTTTCCACCACTAGAATCTCCACTGGATATTGAATCTACGGCATTTCCATCAACATAAGCAAAAGATCCTCTTGGTTCTTGTGAAGATCCCTTTGTCCATTGATTAGCAACAATTGAATATGTGTTTTTACCTCTACCTCTAGTTGAAATTAGTGAACAATTTAAAGCATATGGAGATTGGTTGATGATTAGTTTTGAACCACTATTATCATATGACATCGCATATCTAAATGTAAAATCTCCACCATCATTGTCTCTAAAAACAAGATTCATTAACATATCACCTTCTTTGACTTTGAAGTAGTCAACATCAGGAATTCCAGGTCTTAATACAACTGTTCTTAAACTATCTCCAATAATGGCACAAAATCTTGGAAGAACAATAGGATTTTGTTCCACATATTCTCCAGAAGAAACATAAATTGATTTTTTATCAGTATCTTCAAAATTAGTTGTTGCTATTTCTGCTGCTCTTTTAATTGTAAGAACTGGATCATCGGCACTCAGACCACTATTATTATCATCACCAGCTGTTGATACAAAAATTCTATTTTTACTTGCCGCTAAAATACCTTCTGATATTCCCTCAATTCCAGGAACTGATGTTGCTTTAATTTTAGGAGTTTCAATACTTCCATGGGCATATATGTTTTCAAAAATAGAATTGCCAGATTGTGTTTTCTGTTGATCAAATGGTAGAGACATATTTTTATCCCAGTAGTCCTAGAGAAACACCCTTGACAAGATCCGTAACCTTATCGGTCACATAACTTCCAGCAAATGCCTTAAAAATATTACTTGTTCCCAGAAGATCTGACATATTACCTTCCGAAGAAAGAATATTAGTTTCATTACCAATGATGTCTATCTGACTTGTTCTTCCTTCTTCCTCATAACCGATACGAATCTTACGAGATTGAAGAACTAGTTCATCAGCAGCCTCAAGAACAATCTGCTTTCCTTTAATTCTAATGAATCCCGTATCGGCATTCATTGCCAGGTCGCCTTTGTGAGCAACCAACATATAACTCACATCACCTTCACTGTTTTTGACACCACACTCAACCTGAAGTGTTTTTTCGGCATAGTGACGAGAAAGACCACTCTGATAAAGTCCTTGATTGTACTTTATACCAGACTCATTTTGTGCCTGTAGAGTATAAGAAGTTTTTCCAGCAACTCCTACTTGAGATCCACCCGTTTCAAGAAACAGATTTGGTCCAAATACATCTATAGATCTTGCTTCTTGCGTCATGATACACAATCAATAACTCTTACGACCTCTGTTTGTGGTCTTTGTGTGGTCGTCATAACAGGTCGCAGGATTGCTCCAGAACCAGTTAGTGTCCTAATATTTAGTTCTGGCAGGGACTGATAGGTGCTCTGCTTTCTAATTTCAACGGTTGATACTCTACCATCACTGAATGTAACCTTAACATCGTCATTCTCAACTACATCATTATCAGTATATCCACTACCAGGATTCTCAATTACCACAGTACCAATATAAGATTCTTCTGGTGCTTCTGCTGGATAGTTTTCACCTTCACTGAATACAACGACAGAAGTTACCTGCCCATAAGTTGGTGAATTCATATTTGTATCAATGATTGCTCTACCATAGGCACCATATCCCTGCTCACATCCATCACTAAAGGCAACAAATGGAGCATCTGTATATCCTTCTCCAGGTCTTGTGATGTTTACACCGATAATACTTGCGGTCTTCTGAACTCCACCAAAAATATCATCTTTGTCTATCTTATTAATGAAGTTGCCAAGAATAACCTGTCCAGACGCACCAGCACCGCCACCACCGAAGAATTCAACTTTAGGTGCTCCACACTTAAAGATGTTTCCAGTGTTACATGGTGGTAGTTCTGAACCAGCATCACCAACGGTCTCACCAAAGATAGACCATTTTCCATATTGTCTTTGGAAGTCACCAATAAGATTTCCAGCACCTTCAGACAGTGAATAATCAAGTGCCTTATCTAGGAAGTCTTTCTGTTGATTATTATCCTTATCCTTTTGAACACCCTTGTCAATTACATACTTATAAGTTGTTGGGCACTTCTTCTTCTCACCACATTTGAATAGATTGGCAATCTTACGAATCGTATTAATTCCTTTCAAAATTGCATCTCGTAGATTAAATACCACTCCAATGATTTTTGAAATCGGTCCAAGAAGTGGTCCAATGAAGGAATCAATAAGACCAGTAATCTTTGATGTAAGGGCTCCAATGAATTCTTGTACGGCACAGACAGGAACATTGAGAACATTCTTGACCATGCTGACAATCATATCCTCAATCACGCCAACCAATGCGTCTGATATTTTGGCAACCAGACATTTAATTGCGTCAAATAATTTCTTGGAAAAATTTAGTACATCTGATTGAACACCAATCACTTTTGCCAAAGCTTCAATTGGACTGGAGACGGCATTAAAGATCTTTTGAGCAACACCAGCAAGACCTTCCTTAATCCATTTAACCAGTGCTTTTGTCACCGTGTTCATAATCTGCCCAATAAACTGTTTGGAAGCAGTTCCAATTAAATCAACAATTGATTTAATTTCTCCAGGTAGATTTAGAACAAAATTACCAGCTTTTGTAATCTTTTTAAAGAAGTTTTGGAGGAATGATTCAACTTGGGCAAAGAAGTTATTTTTACAAGGATCAGCAAGAATAACAGAATTACCTGTGGTTTCTGATGCTGGATCAACATCTGGTTTTTTTCTTCTCTTCCATTCTTCTTGCCTCTGTTGCCATGCTACAAATTCTTCTGCCGAAAACTTATCCTTCTCTTCCTTTGTATATGGTTCTACACTTCCAAATTGATCTGGATATTGTTTTTTAAGAAAATCAATTGTACTTTCCCACTCTGGTGGATTGTCTTTTATCAATTGAGTAAAAGATTCAATCTGATCTTTCGTGAGTTCTTCTGCTTTTGGTATTGGACTCTCTGTTGCTTCTTGTCCTGGTTGTGGTGCTGCTGGTTGTGGTGCTGTTGTTTCTCCTTTCGTTATTGCAACATCTGTAAGATATTCTGTTAATGTGGTAGGTTCTATCTTACGAATTTCGCTGATATTAGTATTTGAAAGAGTCTCTAATTTGGATGCAAAAGCACTGTCAAATCCTTGTAACTGATTTCTTCCTACTACAGTGGGTAGATATGACTCAGTAACAGAAACAAATCTATCAAATCCCTGTGCTGTACTAAATTCACCCATAAGGACATACTTTTGGGTCGTTCCTTTAATATCTGCAGAAAGTTGATCATTTATTTTTTTTGCATAGTTATAATCAGCATCAGATGCTTCAAGAAAAACTAGGAGTCCCAAACTAGTTTCTTCAATAAAATATTTTTGACCGTTTTTTTCAAACCTTCTAATTATTTTTCTATCTTCTGCCATTTCTCAATCTACCTCCTTGTTCTGATATTTATTACTCACCAAAGATTTCCAGTTTCTGTTGGAGTAGGTAATTCGGCAGCAGGATTGTATATTTTTGCTTTTGCAGGGTCATATGTGACTGGTTTATCAAACTTTGTTCCACCTGTTCTGGCATCGGCAGGTTGAAGTTCTTGTCCTGCTGAATAATATCCAACTCCATTCCATTTGTATCCTTTATCATTATATAACTTTCCATCTGGTGGTGTAAAGGTTGGACTTCCAGTGCGAGTTGTTCCAGTTTGAAGCATTGGTGGATCTGAATTATTCAAACGATTATAAAGTGATGCCGAAACTGAATTTTTTATTGGTGTTGGTGGAGGTGTGACTGCTGCGACTTTGTTTTCTGTTTTGGGATCTATTCCCATCTGTTTTTGTAACTGTTCCTTTGGAGTTTGTCTTTGTTGATTGGTTCCGTTATTATTTGTCTGTGGTTTCAATTGTGGAGTGCTTGGACCATCATTCTCGTTTGCCTCTTGCTTCTTGAGCAATCCTGGTTTTAGAGTATTGGTAAATCCAGACTTGGGATCAAACTTTCCAGATCCACCGTACTTAATACCAGATGTTCTTGGAAAGGCACCAATGATTAATGGGATTTCTGCGTTTGCTCCCATGTAAATTCCAAATACTACATCACCTTGAGAGTATCTTGCCGATCTATATCTACCACCGCCACCTGTACCATCAGATGCCGAAAGTAAAGATATGGCATAAACTGTATTTTCATCAGTAACTTCGTCACTATTGGGATAGTATCCCATGATACGAACTTTATATCTCCATCCCCATCCAAAACCAGAGACTTGTTCCTTTTGGGAATTAAATGGAACTATAATTCCAGTCCAAAAAGAAGATGAATTCTTACCAAAAAATCCTATGTTGTCTATTGCCATTTTACTTCTTATACAATCCGTAAGTGTCTCTCACCAAAGTTAATGATGTAAATGATCTCTTTGGATCAAAACTATGACACAAATGTGCTATTAGATATTTACCACTTTGGTGTTCATCAAATGCTCCTAGATTTTTATTTTCTACCGTAACCTTCTCAAAGAAACAATTTACAACATCACCCGCTTTTAATTGCGGATTACAAGGTACTACTATATTTAAACCTTGAGTGAACAGAAGATTATATCTCATTGAAGATCTTGCTTGCCACTCTCTAGGATCATTATTCACATTAATACTAACTTCAGAATCCATACTACCAACATCTAAAATATGATAGTGTATTCTTGTGAAATCATCAAGATCCACTGGAATGTCTACTTGCTTTCCAAGATATGTTTCCAGTTTTTGATCACTCAATTTTACAATTTTTTCGCTATATTCATAGTTGTATGGATTAAAGAATATATTTTTAGAGGCATAGACCCCAGATCTTAAAGCATTTATAGTATTTTGATTCTTAAATGGTTTTAGAGAAAGAATTTTAAAATCATTATCATCATCTGCTCTTAATACTGAATTTCTTACATAAGTTGCCTTTGGAGCCTGCGAGATCAATTTTGTTATTGATTTAAAGTTGACACCATCGGCGGTTTCATAAAAGAAATAACCAGGATCTTTACCATCTGCTGGAATAGATTTTGATGCCAATTCCAAAACAACTTTAAAGGCATCTTTACCACTACCATTAAAGTTATATGGTATTTTTGTGTCATCAATAAAAATTTTATTCTTTTTAATTTTTAAATCTTGCTCCAGAATACTTCTAACACTATCGGATATTTTACCAGTGTACTTTCTGTATACAATAGATTTTTCATTTAGTACTGATAATCTTGATGTTAGGGCAATCGCAAATGCTTCTCTATTTGCTTCTTGTGCGGCAACTGGAGCACCATTAACAACCAATGGATTTAATTCAAAGTCTAGAGTGCCTTGTTTAGATCTAATTTTAAACTCAACATTTTCATTTCCAGTGATTGGGAGTGAATTGACAATTGATCCAACCCTACCTTGACTATCTTGTGCTCTATCAGTCGGAACGGGTGAACTACCAGTATCAACAATTACCATATTGGCAGTCACAACAGGAGAAAATAAACTCTCATAATATCTAAAAGATATTGTTTTACCAGCAAGATCTACTCTCTTCCCGTTTCTGTCAATATATAAGTGTTCGTATAAAGAGGATACTGATGCTGACATTTATATTACACTAAAAGTAATGGATTTATTTCTGGTACAGAATTATTTGTGGATTCACCACTACTATTTACTCTGATAAGTTGAGGAAATGGTACTGGTTTTTCAATTACTTGAGTAACAAAGAAATCAACGGCATTCATTGCTAATGAAGTCTCATCTGGGACTTGTCCGATTTTTCTACTTACTTTTTGTGGTTCAACTTTAGATTTTTTCTTGTCCTTTATTTTCTTAAGTGCTTCGGCAGTTGGTCCACTACTCAAATGCCCAAGAAGATACTTATTTCCGTTTTCATCTACAATAATTAAACTATTACCATATCCAGCATTATAACCCTCATCATATTCTAAAAATTTTAAGTTTCCACCAATGGTGACAGAAGTTCCAGAGTTTGCTGGAAAATCAAATCCTCTATGATTTCTTCCAGCACCAAGTCCATCTCCTTGTGATAATTTACTTAAAGGAACTCCACCAATAAAAACATTATCTAAAACATTTTTTGGAATCGTTCCACCAGCACCACCATATCCATCTCCTGTTTCAATGTGTAAGTGTGGTCCATAAGATCTACCTGTGCTGCCAACTGTTCCAAGAACATCACCTGGATCAACTTTAATACCACCTGGAGTAGTTACACCTCCTGGTCCAGGTCTTGTTGCCGTAGGTGGTATATATGGTGCTCCAGGAGGACTAGGAGGACCAGGAGGTTTACCAGTATCTTCCCCTTTTAAGACTTTTAAGAACTGCTCTAAACTTTGATTTACCTTATCAAAATTATCAGTGACTCCATCTCGTCCACCCAGAATTGATGAATTAATCCTAGCATCAGATGCCACAGTACCAAAAGTTTCAAAGGCATTTGTACTTTCAATTGCCTTTCTTCCCATTGCCGTTGGAGTTGCTCCTCTAAAAGATCTTCCTATTCTAGAAGTTTGTCCGCCTTTAACCGTACCACCTTTTGCAAATTTTTGTAGTGGTTGTGATGGTTGATTTGATGATTGTGGATTTGGTGATGCTGTTGATTGAGAAGGTGGTGAAGCACTTTGGGGTGTCTGGGCAGGATACATTGATCCTGGAGCAGCCATTGGTGGAGATGGTGTAGTTTTTGTTGGAGTTTGTTTTGGATTAAGAAAATTATTCCAAATACTATATGCTCCATTTGCTATTGCGATTACTTTATCAATTTCATCCTGAACTTTTTTCAATTCTTTCATCATATTTTGTTGAACTGCCTTTGGATATTTGGTAACCAACCAAATTATGCCCATAACACCATCGGCAATCGCAGATATTGTAAATTTAACAACATCAATTAACCATTTATTATCAGAAAAGAATTGTTTTAGTTGTGCGATTATTTTTGGAAGATTATTAATTATAAGTCCAAGTAAAACAATACCAAAAAATTCTTTAAGTTTATCAAGGAAACTCATTGGAGCACTAACGATTCTAGACTTTAACCATTCTGTAGATTTTTGTATTGGTCCCTTTTCTAATCTTTTCTCTTCTGCTTCTATTTTTCTTCTTTTTTCTGATATAAATGAATAACGACTTTCTTCAACTCTTAATTTTCTTAACTGCTTATTGTAACCAGTTAAAGTATTTCTTATATTAGTTGCGTTAATTTTTAATTTTTGTACTTGTATTTGTTCCATACTTTATACAAAAATTCCGTACATTCTTGGTGTCAACATCATATAATCATTTGCCAAATTTACACTGGATACATCTGGTTCATCAGTTGCCATACCACCATCAATAGGTGGCATTTTATAATTAGCAGTTTTAGTTGGTAAGGTAATTGGAATTGTTGTTCTCGTAACTGGTCTAGTCGGTTTTTTAAGATCAGAATGAACTATTAGAGTTGGAAGAACCAAAGTTGGACTAGATGCCTGTGGAGATCTTAAACCATATCCACCACCTTTTGGTTTTTTAAATTTGTCAAGTCTTTCTTTATTGACAAAATCATCAAGTTGTTTTTTGAATACTTGTAGACTATTGTTTAAATTATTTAAAGCAGAACGAGTGGTCTGATTATAGGTGACCATATCACGAATCGCAGTGCTGAAAGTATTCCACATCCTTCCAGCATTGTTATTAATGTCTTTCAGAAGTGGTCTGAATAAGTTTGCTGCTGATGTTCTTATGACTTCCTCACCAGGAGCCAACATCGCTGGAACACTATCAACATTTCCAGGTCCTCTGCCGCCGATTGTTCCACCTTGAGATCTTCCAACTAGTGTTTTACCGACACTTTTCAAAAGTTGATCAACTGTAATTTCATTGATATATGCCAATTCTTCTAGCGTATTGGCGTTTGTTCTTCCCCCTCTACTGGCAAGTTTTTCTTTTATTTGTTTTACAATTTCATCTTCTGTTCCTACTCTTTTCTTAATTGGATTTTTTGCCCCTTGCCTTACTACTTCTGTAGATCCCCTTCTTGCTCCTTGCCTTACTGTAGTTTTTATTCCATATTTTGCCGCAAGTCTACCAAACAATGGAACAACTAAAGGTTCATCTCCGGGAATAGCAGGTATAAGTAGAGCAATAATACCAACAATAGTAGCAATATCAAGGGCTATATCTGCTATATTCCAAGCAGTTTGCCACCAAGGTTTTC